AGTAAACACTAGCTAAATGGTAGTGTCAACTTATGTTGCTGAAATCTGTCGCTTGATACGACATATCGACTTAGGAGGCGAAAAACGGAGCCATTTGCTCCAAGTACGATTCAGCGTCGGCAGGGTCGTCGTACACTTTTGCGCAAAGCAATGCCATCTGCTCTTGGCTTACCTTCAATCCGTTTGCCTCGCAGTAGTCGTGAACGACCTTACACGAACGAACTAACTTTTCTGCGTCGATAGAGTCGCGAGGCCGAGACTGACCGCTTGTCCACCAGTAGGGATCAACGTCATAGACATCGCAGAATCTAAACAAAACTTCCGGATCTCTAGGCATAGAGCCACGCATCCAAGCAGCGACTGTGGCGTCTGACACCCCTACAGCTTTAGCGATAGCAGTCTGAGCGCCATGCTCAGCTATTCCATGCCTCCTCAATACTGCTTTGAACCTCTCTGAACGCTGCTCCCGTTTTACTCCGGAAGTCTCGTCGTTAATCGCGACTACTGGCATTCCTTTTCCCCTTTTCTCACTTGTCTTTGATGCGTCCGGCTAGTGAGATATCTGTCCGGACATTTGCGGATTTAATACTCAACAAAAGTTGATGTCAACTTAAAGTTTACACGTTAAGTGTCGAAATAAATAAATTTAAAACAGCAAAAGGTGACACTTGCGAAGATCGGCCACCCATTCTAATATCAGCCATCAGGTTTTAATTTGTTCTAACGGGAGCTGGCATGGGGATAAAGGAAAAGCTGGAACAGTTCATCTCGAAACTGGAGTACGCAAGAAGTACGGGCGCTGACAAGTACCGCGCAAGATGTCCTGCCCACAATGACAAAAGCCCCTCCCTAGATATCCAAATAGGCCGCACTGGCGCAATCATCATGATTTGCCGAAGCCATGGCTGTGCGCCGAAAGATATCATGGAGTCCGTGGGGATGTCTGAGAACGATCTGTTCCCTGACGACCCCTATACCCACCGCGAAGGATTTCGCAGGCCCAAAAACTGGGTGCCGGAAGACGACGAGTTCATCGTCCGCATCGGCCTTGACCAGCCGCGCAACCAGTTCAGCAAGCAGGACTGGGAAAAGTTCCAAGCAGCAGTGAAGCGCGAGTCTCGCCGACTCGGGTGCAACGCGCTGGAGTTCTACAAGAACAACACTTGGAGCCGCCAAGCGTGAAGTGGTTCAAGCACGACTCAAACGCAAGCATAGACGCGAAGCTCAAAAGACTCCGACTCAAGTACGGCATGGAGGGGTATGGGCTGTACTGGTACTTGCTTGAGTGCATTGCCAGAACAGTCGAGCCGCACAACCTGACCTTTGAGCTGGAGGAGGATGCCGAGTTAATCGCGGCGGAGGTGAATATTCATCGAGACCGAGTCGAGGAAATGATGCTGTTCATGTGCGATCAGGGTCTTTTTGAGAACGCGGATGGGCGGATCACCTGCCTAAAAATGGCAAGCAGATCAGACGAGTACACGCTCAAGCTTATCCGCAAGGGCAATGGTGTCCAGAAAAGCTCCGGACAAGCTCCGGACAAAGTCCCTCCTATAAGAATAGAACAGAAAGATAAGAAAGAAAAAAAGCAACGTGAGCACAGACCATTTGAATCTTTCTATGAGGCCTATGGATACAAAAAGTCCAGATCGGACGCTGAGAAAGCTTGGAAGAAGCTGAGTCTGGAGGAACAAGATCTGGTCTTGGCTTGCGTTCGCTCTTCGCAGTGGAGGGCGTGGCGAGAGAAACAAAAGAAGGATGGCTTTATGCCGTTCCCCGCGAGCTGGCTTAACGCTAAGCGATGGGGAGATGAGCTTCCTCAGATAACAAGTGATGACGGAGATCTCTATGTCTAGGAGGCCAGCCGACAGCGAGTTCATGCAGCTCGAAGACTTGGACATCAACTCATCGCTTGAGGGATTCCAGAACGTCTTCACCGCAGGCGAGTTCACGGAGCAGGTTCTTGAGTGGAAAAAGTACGGCGTCAACAGGGATGCGTTTTACCCCTTTTGGGATAGGGATGGCGAAAGATTCGCGCTTCGCCCCCGCGAGGTCACGATCCTGTTTGGCACCAGAGGATCCTACAAGTCTACGGTGGCCAACTATCTAGTCGCAGACTACGTCATGCACAAGATCAAGGCGGGTTACATCAGCTATGAGATGGACACGCCATACCTGCTGAACCTGATGGCGAACCAACTAGCCAACAACGAAAACCCGACTGACGGCTACGTCGAGAAGTGCATGGCCCTCATGGACGAATACCTCTACGTCATCAACGAGATGGTCGATAAGCCACACGCCTCTCTTGCAAAGGTCAATCATATGCTGAAGCAGGGGTGCAAATTGATCGTTCTTGACTGCCTCCAGCGGATCACGATGCCCATGAATGATCTCAATCTAGAGCGAGACTTCGTGGTCGAGTTGACCAACTTGGTTCGCGTTCACGATGCCCACCTAATTTTGGTTCATCACTCCCGCAAGAGCGGGCAGTCGGACTCCGATAACCCACGCCCCAAGATTGATGACTTAAAAGGCAGTGGGGGATTGGCTGATAACGCGATGAACGTCCTAGCCTGCTGGGCCAACAAAAAGAAAAAGGATCGGCAGTTCTGGCTAACGCAAGGAGCCGCCCCGAGAGATGACGACGTCGATCTACTGGCCCAGCCGGACGTCACGCTGATGGTCAAAAAGCAGCGCATGGTCGGCTTTGAATCAAACATCGGGCTGTGGCGCACAGATGCCAGAGCCTTTCACACAAAGAGCGGCAAGCCATTTGTCTACAGACCAGAGCTGGAGGGGTGATGGAAGAGGAACGCTACGCAATGAAGATCAGGGAGGCCGGAGAGCAGATGCGCTCAGCCGAGGAGGAGATCGGCAGGGCAGAGGCCACAGAAAAAATGGTCTACGCCAAGGCAATGGTCGTGGCAGAGGGGGAGGGGCACAAGACAGCCGCCGCCCAGATGAGATTCGCAGACCTACAGGGAGAGGTCTACAACGCTCGCGTCAACAGAGGCGTTGCAAAGGGAATGCTGGCCGCAGCAAAGGCTGAGTTCAGAGCCTGCGAAATCGAGTTCGAGCAATGGCGCTCGGAGAAAGCAAGCAATCGCCTAGAGAGGAGGGCATACAACGCATGAGGGAAGAACGAAAAGCAGTGACCTGTCGGCTGAACACCAAGGCGCTCAAGTCACTACAGATCTTGGCACGGAAGCAGAAAAAGCCGCTCAACTCGATCCTCATCGAGGCCATCAACGAAGTCCTTGAGAAGCATGGCAGAAAGGCTGTCGCTACGGAGGGTGTAATCGGGAGGCCGACCACCAAGTGAAGGGGCGAACTCCAACCGCGCAGGAAAAGCAGTGGATGGACGACGTTCAGTCTCTGGGTTGCATCGTCTGCCGGAGGCACGGGAGGACGGAGACTCCAGCCGAGATCCACCACATTGATGGCAAGACGAAGCAGGGCGCTCACTTCCATATTCTACCGCTCTGCTACTTCCACCATCGACAGGGTAGCGATAGCGAGCTGTTCACCAGTCGTCATCCCTACAAGCGCCGGTTCGAGGAGCGTTACGGGCCTGAGATGGAGCTTCTGTTCATTGTCGAGGAGATGGTGATGAAGCTTAGGGAGGAGAGGGAATGACCATTGAGGTGTTTCACGAAACAGATGAGGACAGACAGGTGGAGAAAGAGATAGCAAGAGTGTTTTCGCGTCACTGGGGGTTGCCGTTCTTCAAGCTTCCGCAGAACCACACGCTTGATGTGACCTTCCATCGGAAGGGCGACAGGGAGCCATTGATATGGGGTGAATGCCGCAACCGGAATCATGCGTTCGGGCAGTACCCAGATGTCTGGTGCTCGCTGCGAAAGGTGCAGTTTGCTGACTGGCTCCGAACACAAAACCACCAGACAAGATTTCTGGTGCGCTGGGACTGCGGGACTCACGCATGGATAGACCTGATGTCTCCCGACGAATACGTCGTGGCTGGACGGAGCAAAGAAACGATGCGGAATGAGGAAGATGTCGAGCCTCTTGCGGTTTTTAAAATTGAACGATTTAAGGTGATTGAAAATGCGGGAAAAGAAAGCACTGAAGGATCTTGAGACGTATGTGCTGGGCACTTACGCCGAGCACTACGCAAAGAATGGGACGCAGGCAATCGACCTAATTATCGACTCTGGTTACGGGGTCGAGCACGCGATGGCTTGTGTCATCAAGTACGCCGCAAGGCTGGGTAAAAAAGACGGGGCACAGCCAGAGCACGACATCCTGAAGATGGCGCACTACTGCCTGCTCGCTCTCGTCGCGCTGGAAAAAAATGAGGGCGGGGAAAATGGCTAAAAAACCAGAGACGAAAGCGCCAAAGAATCTTGAGCGCTTGATGGGGATGGGGCTGGTGACGTTCACGGCTGAAGAGCTAGTCAACAAGATGCACATCCCGATGAACGAAGTGCGCCTGCTGATATATCTGGGGGTACAGCGGGAAAAGCTTCGGGTTGCGATAGAGATGGGTAAATACGGCAGGGAGAACACCCTTTACGAGTGTGTCACTTGGCGACGTGAATGGATGAGCAAGCCATGGAGGGTGAGCGATGGTCAACTCGCGGCGTAAGGGTCTCAACTTCGAGAGGGAGATCGTCAACCAGTTGCGAGCTGAGCTGGGCAAGATCGTGGACGAGCCGATCAAGCGCATTCTCGACCAGTACAGAGAGAACAGCCTGCCCGACATCTTCGTGCCGCCGTTCGCGATTGAGTGCAAGCGATATGCGAGGGGAGGGATGTACCACCAAGAGTGGTGGGATCAGGTGGTTGTCGCAGCGGACGAGCATAATTTAATACCCGCTCTGGTCTACAGGTTTGACCGACAGCCAACGCATTGCGTCGTCCCACTGTACGCCATCAACCCAGACTTCCCGAGGGCCAATGACTGCAAGGCAGTGATCGATTGGTTCGACTTCATCATGATAGTGAGGGAAACGATTGCGTCCCGCTGAACTGCGGGCGATTGCGATGCAGGCCGCAGAGCATCTCAGATACCCCGACATCAAGGCCCACCTACAGGAACAACTCGCTCCAGAATTTCAAGATCTGGCGATGAAATTGTGCCTGATCTTCGTGAGTTCACGCATCTGTGAACTGTCAAGTCTGGAGGAGAGGAGAGAGGTCATCGATACTTATCCTGAAGACGATGGGCTTCTGATAGGCATTCGAGACGAAGTTAAATTCGGGGTGCAAAGACTTTGGAAGCGTCGTCACCCACCGCAACAGAGGATAGATAATGACCGAGGCCGCGCACGTTCTGGAGCGCAGGGACAATGTCGTGTTCCTGCACAGGGAGGGTTGGACTTTCTTTGATGAAAAGTCCCCCGAGATCGAGGGACTGTACTTGATCTACGGAAGCTCCGACAACGGCGAATGGTATGGGTTATTCGACATGGTCGCAGACAGTCTGGTGGGAGAAGTTGACGAGCCTAATCCGTGGCCCGTCGCATATCTTCGAGTGCCTTCCCCTCCCGCAATTTGATTTGCAGGAGTTCGAGGGCGTAAGCAGGCATAGGACAGAATCCTTTCGCGCCCTCGCTCCGCAACCAGTTCTTCACGGTGTTGGATGGGGCGTTCAGTAACTCCGCAATCTCCGGTCGAGTCAGGCTGTACCTTTCAACAAGTTTTCGCAGCTTGCGATTGTTGTTACTGGTGTAGCTTAGCTGTCGCTTCTCAGGCACGAACGCCTCATCTCCCAAGGCCTCATAGATTCGCAGGTATCTGCGGAGCCTATGCTGTGGGATGTTGGACGCGGTTACAAGCGACCTAATACTCCACCCCTGACGGTGTTTCTCAGCAAGCGCCTTCACCTCTGGCGCGGTAATGCTCTCAATCACGCCGCAACTCCTCCAAGCTAGAGGGTGCGCGGCTGTCAGACATTGCCTTGCAGAACTTGTCCCAAATCCACATCAAGTTGGGATACTCCTCTAGCCACTGATAGATCACCTTCCGCTGACTCTGACCTCGCACGTAGTACCGATGATCATCGGAGTAGGCGTACCAGAAGTCATGCTTCTTCAGTAGATCGAAAAATTGAAACTCTTTTTCATCCAT